GGAACAGTGGTAATGAATCCGACAAGGATGTTGTTCGTAAACAGAAGCGTAAGCTTTCTTACTATGCAAACGTCTATGTTGTAAAAGATCCTACCAATCCTCAAAATGAGGGTGGTGTATTTCTTTACAAATTTGGTAAGAAGATCTTTGACAAGATCATGGAATCAATGCAACCAGAATTTGAGGATGAAACACCAATCAATCCCTTTGACTTCTGGCAAGGTGCAAACTTCAAGTTGAAGATTGTTAAGAAGGATGGTTACTGGAACTATGATAAGTCAGAGTTCGCTGAAGTATCACCTTTGCTAGAGGATGAAGATGCTCTAGAAGCACTTTGGAATAAAGAGTACTCTCTTCAAGCATTAGTTGCTGCAGATCAATTCAAGTCTTATGATGACTTGGAGAAGCGTCTCAAGTATGTTTTAGGGCAGAGACCTGCTCAACGTCGTGTAGACGAAGAACTTGAGGGGGAGAGTGAAGGTCGTGGATCATTCACACCTGACTTCAAATCTAAAGCACCAGTCGCTGCTACTTCTGTAGCATCTGAGAGTGTTGATGAGGACAATGCTCTAAGTTATTTTCAGAAACTTGCTAATGAGTAGTTACTGATATAGTTTAATATTTTCTCCTTTCTTTAGGGTGGGGCTCACATATTGAGTTCCACCTTTTTTATATGTCATGAGTTCCTTCATATCATCCCGAACTATATTCAAATAAATGGGTTTTAAAATCTTAATATTTCTTTTCCTATTCTCAATATCTGATTCGTAATCATAGTTAGTAATTGGGTCAGGTATGTCGGTTTGTACTACATATCCATTAGCTTTGGTATCCCAATAGGTAATTGAATAATCAGATGCTACTTGAAGACCTTGAGGAACTACTAATACACCATTACTATCCTTTATTTCTTTAGTTTCATAGTGATGAATTCCACTATACAAATAATTATATGCTGATGTATATAATGTGGTATCAAAAATGGCATACTTATCTAGAAGGAATCTATCAAAATCATTCTGTAGGAGAGGCCATTCGCTCTGAATATTAATAATATTATTACATAAGAGAATCAACCAGTCTAGAGTTGAGTCTCTATAAATTTCAAAGGCAACATTATCAGGCCTATCATCTCCTTGAATTTGGTATTCGGTAAAGACTGTTGCGTCCTCTATAACATCTTTACTTAGTTGATTCTTTTTAAAGATATTTTTTACAGTAATATAATCTGATATCTTAGCGTCAGGAAGACGACTAACATATTCAAAGTCTGGAAGTTTTCTGAAGTAATTTGACATGTTAGAATCCTATTTCGTCTCTGCCGATTTTAAATTGTGGATTTTCATAATCATCATTAAAGATTGGTTCTAGTTCACCGAAGGTTAGTTGTAGACTATAAGAAGCCATTACACCATCATCAAATGTATTGTATGTACCATCTGGGGTGTATTGAACTCCGCAACTTTGTAGAGCACATTCTTTAAATCTATTTAAGTATTTGTGGTTTTCCCCTTTATTGTTACCTTTTTTATATTCTAACTGGAATGTATTAGGTGCTTTGAGGAAGAATCCTGATTCACTCATTTGTGGAGCCATTCCTTGTTTGAAGAATCTTATAATCTGAATAACCGTTTTTGCTTCTCTTGCACTTCTTGGTGATAGTTTAAAATTAAAACTGAAACTCCTTAGACTAGGACCATTGAATAGTAATTCCATGTTAGGATTTGTTACCATTCCTTCTCCTCTTTGGAGGGCTTGTTTTCCAATACCAGATGCTGTGGAAGCTATAGTAGCAGCAAGTGCTTTTTTAACATCGTCTGAATTTTTCTTTGCTTCCTCAAGTCCTGCGCTTGCCATTTCACCAGCTTTTCCAAGTCCTTTTTGAACTCCTTCCATAGCAATATTAGCCATTGCTGCATCAATAGGACTCATAGAACCACTACCCCAGTCTACGCTAGCATTATCAGAAATACCAGCAGGTACTGGAAGCATTACGGTTCCAAGAATCTTTCCTTTTCCTGCTCTTCCTGTTCCCATAGATGCTATGGAACCGTCTCCTCCAGATGCTGATCCCATTCCACTTGGGCGGTACTCCATCATATTAAATTTGATAATATCTCGATCTATTGAACTTAGAGCTGATGGAAATATTAAACCACCACCAGCACCTCCAAAATTGGTTCTGGTTCCTGGTTTTGCTTTACTTGGTTTGATGATGTTAGCAGCTGCATCTTTTGATTGAGTATTATCAGCTCCTCCAGCGACTCCACTACTGTAACGAGATTTATTTCCTCCTTGTCCTCCTACTGGTCTGCGGTTTTGTACTCCCGATCCAAGTGCTTGATTACTTTGTCCAGCAGAAGCATTCAGTAATGCCTTATCAGATGCATTGAGTACAATACTATCTGCTACAGAGCTTATTTGTATAGTGGATGTTTGGCCTAGGGTTGATGAATACTTTTTTTCAGTTGCTGATGCATCAGCATTAAAATTTATTTTTCCTGTCTTAGTATCTCTTGTTCCAATTGTTACTGGGTTATTTCCTTTTGCATCACTATATCTTATTATTTCTGTTGTATATACAGCAGGATCTCCTGTCCTCGTTACTTCTGTGGCAGTATAAATTGACTTTTTATTTCTCACAGAAGTTCCTACTCTTGTGACGCTTATACCACTGGTTACAGTTGATGCTGACATTTATACTATTTTTTAGTTATTTAGGATGAATTTTCCATACTGTAGTGCAAGTAGTTCATCTAGTTCTTGGAACTCTACTACCATTAGTTGTCCTGGTATTTCTTCCCAGGTATAGTTTCTATATTGTTGCCAGTGAAAGTTAAGTCCTCTGAATCCCCAGCGGAATATTTCTACACAAGCAATTAAAGGGTGTTGGTCATAACTAATCTTTGGTGTTTTAGCATTGTATATAAAGGTATAAAACTTACCAGTTTCTGGAATGATCTCCCGAATGGTAAAGATCTCCATGATGAGGAGCATAATATCTTCAGGGTCATTCACATTTTCTTTTAGAATTCTTGCTTTAAGTTCTTCTACACGTGCAGTAGGATTATGTTCTAGGTCAACTTCTTGGTCTAGTGCTTCTTGAAATCCGAATGAGTCTGTCATGACTTAAGTCCTAGTTCTCTTTCAGTAATAATTTTAAATTCAATCTTTCTATCAGCACACCATTCCTGTGCTGCTTTCCATTTTGCTTGGTTAGTGGCATAGGTTTTCATTTCGTAGAGGTAGGATTTAGATACTCTTTTCCTTGGAAGAGGAGGTCTAGTTTGTTTGGCAGGTTTAACTTCAATTACATAGGTTTTGAGGTCACCTGTACTTTCTTTTACCTTTATGATAAAATCAGGGAAGTAACGACGAACTCTACCATCAGGAGCACGATAGGGTATCCAAAATTCTTCACTACCCCACTCTAAAATATTTTCACTTCGGTCACAGTAGTGGCAGAATTTTCTTTCCCACGTGCTCCTACAGATAATATTACTAGGATTTCCTTTATATTTTCGTGGATGGGTGGGTTTGAATAAACTCTTAATACTTTCTCCCATTATCCATTATACATAGTATAAGGTAAATATTATTTATAAATGCCAGCGATAAGAACAGTTTCCAATATTAAAACGAATCTGTTAAGACCAGCTTTAACTTCTCATTTTGAGGTGGAGCTTGGTGTGCCTAATGCTTTGCGTAGTTTTTTAGGTAATGGTCAAGATAAATTAAACCTAATGTGTTCTGAGGCTGTATTGCCTGGTTCTCAGTTAGCTACCATTGACATTACTAATGATTTTCAAGGAGTTACTGAACGTCATGCCTATCGTAGACAGTTTGATCAATCTATTGATTTAACTTTTTATGTTGATGCTGATAAGTATATACCAATCAAATTCTTTGAGAGGTGGTTATCTCTTGCCATGAATGAGTCTTCAGATGATTCGACGATGATGAGTCCATACTATTCTTATAGAGCCTCTTATCCTGACCGATATACTGCTACTGGACTTACAGTTAGAAAGTTTGAAAGGGATCACAAGTCTCAATTAGAATATGAATTTGTGAAGAGTTTTCCTTTGGCAATAACTTCTATGCCTGTATCTTATGAGGCATCGTCTCTACTAAAGTGTAGTGTTCAGATGACTTATATACGGTATGTTCTTAAGGGAAATAGTGGTAGTCTTTCTCCTGGAGGGAGTGTTTATGATCCATTCCAACAGTCTCAATATAATGCTGGTGGATTCTTAAGTGGTGTTGCTGCCAACCTCGTTAATTCTGCAGTAGATAGAGCTACTGGTAATGATATGCTCGGCAATATTGCCGGTGGACTGGCTGGGAGAGCAGTCAGAAATCTCTTCTAAATAAAAATACTGAAATAATCTATAGGATATTATGCCTTTACCAAAAATTGCCACGCCAACATATGAGTTGGAATTGCCATCAACAGGAAAGACGGTTCAGTACAGACCGTTTTTAGTTAAAGAAGAAAAATTACTTGTAATTGCTTTAGAGAGTGAAGATAATAAGCAGATTACTACAGCAATTAAAGCAGTACTTAAAGCATGTGTTCTCACTAAGGGCATTAAGGTAGAGAGTTTACCGACATTTGATATTGAATACTTGTTCCTTAACATTAGGGGTAAGTCTGTTGGAGAAGAACTTGATGTTAATATTGTTTGTCCTGATGACGAGACAACTGAGGTTGCTGTGAAGATTGACTTAGATGATATTCAAGTACAGCGTGATGAAAATCATACCAATCAGATTAAACTTGATAGTAGTCTAATGATGGAGATGAAGTATCCCTCATTAGATGAGTTTATTAAATCTAACTTTGATTTTAATGATAAGAATCAAATGGATCAATCTTTCCAATTGATTGCTTCTTGTATTGATAAAGTTTATAGTGAAGAGGAAGCATGGGCAACTGCTGATTGTACCAAGAGGGAAGTGAATGATTTTCTTGAGTCGATGAACTCTAATCAGTTCAAAGAGATTGAAACCTTCTTTACAACGATGCCCAAACTATCTCATACTATTTCGGTAACAAATCCCAAGACAAAAGTGAAGAGTGATGTAGTACTGGAGGGCTTAGCGGCTTTTTTCGCCTAGCGCTGGTACATATGAGTCTGGAGAATTACTTCAGGCTCAATTTTGCGCTGATGCAGTACCATAAATATAGCTTAACAGAGATTGAAAATATGATGCCTTGGGAACGAGACATCTACGTGGGTCTTCTTCAACAACATCTTGAAGAGGAACAGATGAAAGAGAATCAACGCCAAGCTAATGCCAAGTACAACTAATCCCACCAAATTAGGAATAACTTCCGGAGAATTGTTCGGTCAAGGAGGAAGTAAGGTTGGTAAGCTGGCACATATTGTACGAGGTAATAGGAAGGGTATAGCAATTAATGCTAAGAAGATTACTCTTTTAAAAAATATATCAAAGTCGCAGAGTAAGAGGATATCAGGTGACACTGTAGGTGATAAGTTACCTGGTGGTGGTGGAAGTTTGAAGGGTATCTTAGGTGATATTGCTTCGACGATGAGTGGTATTGTAACTACACTACAAGATCAGAATAAATTAGATGTTAAAGCAGCTAATGATGCACGGAAAGGAAATGAGAAAGATAAAAGAAGTTTAAAAGAGAGTGCAATAGAAGGGGTAACGGGTACTATTAAGAAGGCCGGGGATGCCGTAATGAAACCCTTTACTAGTCTATGGGATACTGTTGTTGGGTTTATTACGACTATATTCATGGGGAAAGTGGGTCTGAAACTCTGGGATTGGTTTGGTGACCCTGCAAATATAGAAAAAGTAAAATCTATATTCAGATTTCTTGGGGATTGGTGGCCAGA